ACGGGTCGCCTACAAGTTGGCGAATAGCGTCAGCATTAATTCCATCTACTAACACCTTTGGCATTGTAGATAGAGCAGGGTAGAAAGAGCCATTAGTATCAATTTTAGATACAAAATTAACTCCATTTACGGAGAACGGGAATAAAGCCCAGTTATCTGTATTTAGCATTTTTTTCCTTTCGTTTGTTTGATAGTGAGAATTATAGCGTAGGCTACTGACAAATTAGTTTTATTCTGCCCGCCAGCTTTGTGATAAAGATCACAAATTTTCGGGGAGTTTTAAGTTGACTCGTAACAGGGGCTTGCCCCACTCTCCTTTGCGGGCGAACACCTATTCTGTCAAGTCAAAACGCCGTTTATGTTTTGATTTTCTTTTGTAAATTTTTTTACTTGGAATTGGTTGCGCCGCATTGCTACGGCGCAATTCCAAAACTTTTTTAATGCGAGGTAAATTTTGGAACATGATAATTGCTCGCTTGGTAAAATCTATTCGCATCAAATTTTGGATTATCTTTTGCGAACATTAACGCAAAATCTACAACCATTTTTGAAAATAGCGCAGGGTGAGTTTTATCTGAGGCATACCGCAGAATTTCTGCGGTAGCGACATAGTCTTTGCGAGTCATCACGATTTTACTCCGTCACACTCAACAACATCAAAAACATCAAACTTAGCCAAATCGCTTTCGGGCAATTGGTAGAAAATTTTATTGAGAGCAAAAACCGCTTCAATATCGGTTTCTGCCTCAGTAATAAACGAGATTAGAACATTTTTTTTCATTAGTCATTTTCCTTTTCAAATAGAGAGCCGTCAAAATCAGAAGTCGGATTACAGTCACAAGGCTCAATATTGTAATCCTCGTTTCCGCCATAGAATAGCCAACCTTTTCCATAGCAGGTGTCGCAGTCAAAAGCGAGAGTGTGAATTGTTTTCATTTTAGTTTTCCTTTCGTTGTGTTTCAGTAATTGTAGCAGTCGCCACCGACAAAATTGCGGTGAGATTAGAATTGCGCTTTTCTGTAATTTCCGCCAAGCGTTGAGCGGTGATGAAATCTCTAAATTCTTTTAGATCCATTTCAGTTTTCCTTTCGTTTTGTTATTGGTTGAATTATAGCGTGGGGGTCTGACATTTTCCCTAGTTAGGGAGAATGTCTGGACCATAATAAGCAACGGCGGAAACGATGTTCATCATTCCCTTATATTCATTACAAGAAACGCAAACGCTATTCCAGCGGTCATAAGTTTTTGAGCAGAATACGCAGATGTTATCCTGAAGGCTAAAGCCTAGATTTTCAATTTCTCTAAGTGTGGTCATTTAGTTTTCCTTTCGTTTAGTAAATCAGATTATAGCGGAAGCCGCCGACATTTAGTCGGCAACTCTCACGGCGACAGTCGCCCAATTTTGTTTTATGGACTGACCGACACGATAGCGAATTGCGTAAGCATCGTAGCCGTCAAGCCAGATGTCCTCACGCTTTTCTGCGAAAGTAATTTCTCCGCCTTGAAAACGGCGGGCAAGAGAGCGAGGGACATAAGTCTGCCCTACTAGTAAATCCTCAATAGAATAAGTTTTCATTATAGTTTTCCTTTCATTTTGTTACTCCGTGAGTTTATCAAATTGGACTGACATTTTCAAATCGAAAATCGGTATAAATCGGACATTGTGATAATCATCACAAAAATAAATTAAAATAAATTTGACTGGTCAGACTTTTTTCGGGCGTGTCGCAGGATTTCGGCAAATCGGACATAATGGACGTAAGGGATAAATCGCCCGCACAACTGTGCGGGTTGCCGCAGCTTTTGTCAAGCCGACACGCCGTTAGGTGAGTATGAGATAGGTCACAACAAAGCCTAGACCGATACAGAGCGACAACAGGGCGGCGGCATGGAGTAGGTGTATCATTTAGCACACCTATCACATGGTTCTATTGTATATTCATGACGATCACCTACATAGATGACCTTTCTTCCATAGCATAGAGAGCATTTCATTTTATATCGCCTCTTCCAATTCTGCCAAAGCCTCATCTTCTAATTCTAGCATTTCTTCTAGAGATATTTCAACTACATCTAGTTCATCTTCATCATAGTATTCAACCTCATAGCCGTGTTGAATACTCTCATACTTGTATGAGTTATCTGTGTTATCGAATGAATACATTTATTTATTTTCCTTTCTTTATGCGAATAATCTTATACGCTACCACCGACACGATAGCAATTCCAATTCCTAGCCATGATGCGTAGAAATCAAATTGAGCGGTCTCAAAGGCAATTCCGTCAGAGCCTAGTTCTATTAGTAAGTATCTATCCATTTTCTTTATCTTCTTTCTTTATCTTGTATGCTGTAAGCATAGCCTATGCTGCTGACAATTTCAGGGGTCAGACCCTATATTTTGTGTGAGTTATCTCACACCCTCTATAACCTCATAGCCTAATTGGTTTAGGTCATAGACCCAATACTCTGTATCACAGCATAGGGCGGTGATAGTGGTATCTTCAATATCGCTAGTGATATTGGACAATTCATCAGAGAATTCTCCACACTCATCACAGGTGAAATTCTTTACTGTATATTCATATTGTAGTGTAGTCATTGTATTGACCTACCTTTCTTTCTTTATCCTTATAACAATAACTATACAGGGGGGGTCTGACAATTTCAACAGGACAAATGCCAACAAATCGGACATCTGTAATGTGAGTCACACGATATTCATGTGATATAGACCACATATGGGCGCAGTATTAGGACAAATCGGACATTCTAAAACTGTGCATCATACAAAATAAAAATATATTAACATTTTTAGAAATCTGAATTTATAGTCAACTAGAATAATAAATGCTATACTTAATCCTATGGATAAAATTGAAGATACAAGCTGTTACAGCTATAAGGTCGAAATGATCGTACAAGTTTTTGCGGCAGATGAAGAATCCGCCAGATTACAATTAGACGATAAAGGCGGATATGTCACAACCCGCAAGGTTAGATTAATGGACTCAGTTCCTATTTATAATGGAGTAAAAAAGTAGTCAACTAGTTATTCATGTAAAATAATACATGATAAAATAATGGCATATGAAGAGTGAGAAACTCTCAGTTGCTAAAAGGAAAGCGGAACTTTATAAGTATCTGCGAAACCTTAAGGAGAACTCTCCTTGTGCTGATTGTGGATCATATTTTCCATACTATGTTATGGACTTCGACCACGTTCGTGGGCGGAAGCATAAAAATGTAATGGAACTAGTTCCAACTCTCAGCAGAAAAAAGATAGATGAAGAAATCGCTAAATGCGAGATCGTGTGTTCAAATTGTCACAGGGAAAGAACACATTTTAGAAAACAGAAAAAGGCGGGATAATGGATAAAGTATTATTCTTCGGACTTGCAATATGGGTCCTATACTTTATGTTTATTAAAAATCCTAAACAATAATCTAGTCGACTACAATATTGGACTATAGCTCAGCAGGCAGAGCGGGAAGCTGTTAACTTCTAGGTCCTAGGTTCGAATCCTAGTAGTCCAGCATATTTTTTTTGGGCGGGAATTAAATAAGCTCATGCCATTGTATAGAACCTACAGCATCTCCTGTAGATGATACTGTTCTTATAGCTAGGCAATATATATCTGATACTGGGGTATCTGAATTAGTTCTACCTAATTGAAGATCAAAGCTGTTTTCTATCTCTAGATCTGTTGCTGCGTTATTTTGATTAGACCCCGCCAAAAATCCTCTACGTACAACAATTCCTCCAGTTAGAGATGTTGCGGTTACATTGTATTCAGTATCTTGTGTTGGAGTATTTTCTATCCAAGTTCCGCCAGTTATGGTGGGATTTCTTAGAAGTGCAAATTCAAATAAGTTATTACTTGTTGTAGCTATATTTATTCTTGCAATTTGCACTACAGAATCCATTCTGCCAGATTTTAGTCGCACTGCAGCAAGTGGAACAAAGGTTGTACCGATGTTTGTAAACAAGGTGTTACGAGATGCAGACCAGACCTCTGGTTTTCTATCATATCCACCATTTGACAGAACTGTTGTGCATATCTGCTTCATTGCGCTGCTACTTGCTGTAGCTGCAATATTTTCAATCTCATATCGAAGCGGAAGGGTAGCAGTAGTCATATAAACCTTATCTATAATATTAGCGTGATTAAACTGATGTACTGTAATAAATTGACCATTCACAGCAAATCCTACCTTTGCCGATCCCACCCCAAGCCATTCAAACTCCATAAATAGAATCTGTGCTTTAGTTAAATCTAAATGTAGTCGACTAGGACCAAGTCCATTCATTGTATCGACATTCCAATTCGCTTGATTTACTATCTCTTCTTCAATAGCACCACTTGTAAATGTTCTACGAACAACTGATACTGTGCTTCCACTTTGTTGTAGATATACTCCATTTTGACGGGAGAAGTAGCCAACTCTTTGGCGAAGCCCCGTCTTTGTTGGAGCCATCACAAAGGTTTGCATAACTGTCAAAGCTTTTCCTGGTTGGTACGGAAAACACTTTTTGGACTCTCTATGAACCTTATCTCCCGAAGCTGTTCCAATAGTAAAAAGATCTGTAGATTCATTTACTAAATAAGAAACGGCGGCAGTACCAGAAGTAATATCACTAAACTCATCTCCCGATGTATACCTATGTTGATTATCAAATAACGTATATGGTTCTGATACCTTAGTCCTACCAAATGAATCAAAGCCGAAAGAGGCGGGAGTAGAAGGAGAATACTGAGGTATTCCCGATGTAGCATTAATATATGTTGCCATTAGTTCTCCAATACCAATATTGAAACTTCCGCCGAAGAATCTGTTATGCCATAGATCTCATCGTATGGTCCAAGTGTAATACTAAGCGTCTGCTCTGGCAAAAGCCTAAATCCATAGTTACTTATGGTTACATGGCCTGCGCCAATATAGACGTTATTGAAGGAAATATTCTTAATGATCAGAGAACACTCTGATTTCTGAGGGTGCCAATTGCTAAGTGATGTAGCTGTTGCACCTATTTGAATAATTCCGTGATTTACTGCCATATTGATATTATACCGCTAAATGGTATATGTTCTCTTCTCTTCCGCCCGTGCACTGCATTTTGCACTTATTTTTTGCAATTGCGACGCAATGCACTATATAAAGGACAAATCCCAATCGGAGGCGGATCCAATTGGGACTTGCTACGCCGAAGCGTAAGCACGGGGAGCAAACGGTGGGATGCTACGACCCGTACTATCTAAGTATCACATATCTTATTTTTTAAGTCAACTACTTTTTAATCCCAAGAACTACCTTTAGTAGGTTTTGGTAAATATTTATCATTGCCCGTTAAATCGGCTAGAAGGGCCATTAGGCGATTGCAGTCTTCATGCTTCCAGTAGAAGTAGCAGGTTCCGTTTTCGACGCCGTGGCAATTTCCTAGCTCCTTTTCTAGCCTATGTACCATCCAGCGTAAGGCGCCAGTTGCCATAGCTTGATCATCATAGTAGTTTTGAAATTCTAATCTTGCTGAGTTCATATATCGTGTAATTTGATCGATATATAATCTATTCATTTTCTTCCTGTGGAGTATATGATGGGGCGGGACCCAAGAGATATCCCTGATCATGATATTTAATCATCTTATCCACTTCCTCAGCGCCAACTAATTTACTGGCAATAATTGTCATTACATCATAAATACGGTGTAGCATAATGTAATTAACCATATCTAGGTTTTGTGCTAGATCTTCTTTATTTTCTTCCATTAGGGTCTACCTATATCTTCCCAGAATTTTTCTCTGCCCATAGCGTCAGTTTCTTTTATTCTGCCGCCGTCAGTTTCCTCTGACTGTTTCTTCCATTCTTCCATAAAAATCCAATCCTATTTCATTCTTGTAGTTGCAAGAAAGACAGTATAGGTAAATTTTATCATCGATTGTTTGATTAGGCATTAGAAGGCCTTGGTCTAGTGGGCAATCCACTTTTGACACAAGGCCCTCTTCTGCTAAAGCCAAATATTTAGATACTACCTGTATCTTCAATGACTTTCTCCATCTCTATTGATTAGGGAACTTTTCTAGCCATTTGCTAACAGCCCCATTTTTAATGGATGACCATGAACTCCAGTCATTTCCGCCCTGGGTCATGTAATACGTTATCTCTGCGTTAATTACTGGATCAAAAAGTAGTACGTTTGATCTCAGGTCGAATTTCTCTTTGCGATCATCGCCAAGGTTTCCCAGCATGTTGATCTGAAAAATTCCGTAGGAACTGTCTCCAGTTTTCCTGTTGCCGTTATACGCCATTGGTCGTCCATTGGACTCCGATTTCGCTACGGCCCAAGCCAGTTTAAGGGCTCTACCTTCAAAACCTACAGACTTGAGTAGTTGCAGCAACTCTTTGTCGGTAAGCATTTCTGAAGGTTTATACACAGTGTTGCTGAATTTTTCCAGCGTTTCTTTCTTCAGTTGTGCTTCTGTTTTTGTCTCTGGTTTTACAACCAAAGCTTTTGCTGGCGTCATTGTTTCAGGCTGGACACCAAATAGGAATAATGTTATCATTCCTATAACAGTCCAACTGTGAGCAACATCGCTCAGCTTTTGTTTGATATTCTCCATTGGCATTTCCTCCTTTAGAGATAACGAACTATAATAGTAACATTGTTTGGCAATTGCTGTCAAGCTAGTTGACCAGAAAATAAAATGCAAATATCCTTCTCAACGCCTGTAGTTAACATGAAAACCAATAATGGATACGGTCATGCTGGCACTAAAATAATTAATTCATTAAAAGAATTAGGGCATGAGGTTGGATTTCAACATGTACAATCTCCAGTTCAATTAAACTTTTCTCAACCAGATTACTTTAAGCTTCATCGTAATCAATATCAGATTAGTTATACTCCATGGGAATCAACTGTAATCCCTCAAAAGTGGCGTGATCCTTTAAGTTTTGTTGATGAGATATGGACAACATCAGACTGGTGTGCTAATGTTTTTACAGATAACGGATACAAAGATGTTCGTGTTTATCCACATGGAATTGATCCTGTTTGGGCGCCCCGCCGCCGTCGTGAAAGTGATGTTATAAAGTTTTTACATGTCGGCGAGCCAGCGCCAAGAAAGGCGGGCCAAATGGTTGTTGACGCTTTTGCGAAACTTTTTGGTAATGACCGACGCTATTCTTTAACACTTAAAGTATATAAACATAATACTACTAGAATATATAATAATTATATAGATAAGAATATATTAGGTTTACCAAATGTTCTATATAATAATATATATATAATAGATACAGATATGACAACAGAAGAATTAGTTAAGTTATATCACGACCATGATGTATTAGTTTATCCTTCATATGGAGAAGGATTTGGATTTATTCCATTACA